TGGAACGCTGAGCACTCAGATCCGGGATCTGACTGTCGGCCGTACCGCAACTGATATCGCGTCTGCTCTGGCAATCCCAGGCAGCGCCAAAGCCCTGTTGCCGCACATCGAACGCCGTCTGAGCGTCGAACAGCGTGACGGGAAGCCTGTTGTGGTCGTTCTCGACCAGCAGGGCAAGCTCTCGGCGGCAACGCTGGATGAGCTGAAAGCAGAATTCGCAAACGACACGGCGTTCGCGCCGTTGATCGCGGGTAGTAAGGCATCTGGCGGCGGGGCCGGCGGTGCTGGAGGTGGCGGCGGGGCCGCGAAAGGAAACATCGGCGGTACCAAAGCGGAGCGCACGGCGGCAATCGCGTCCCGGTTCTCTGATCTCCCCCTAAATTAAGGATTTGACCCATGTCCCTGTCTCAAATGCAGGTTTTCAACGATTACATCATGCCGGCGACTCTCGAGACGCTGGACCAAATGCTGGAGGCGTTCAACGCAGCCAGCAACGGCGCGATTGTGCTGTCACCAAACGGATTCACCGGTGACTTCCTGCAAGAGTCGTTCTTCCAGAACCTCGGTGCAGCTCAGCGTCGCGTGAACCGCTACGGCGCCAACGCCGCGGTGACTCCGGTCGACCTGACCGAACTGCAAGACACCACCGTGAAAGTGGCGGGTGGCTTCGGTCCGATTCGTTACGAGCCGTCTCAAATGACCTGGCTGCAGCGTCCAACCGCTCAAGGCGTTGAAGTCGCGAGCCGTGCGTTTGCTGAAGTGCTGCTGAAGGATCAGTTGAACACTGCCATCGCTGCACTGGTGGCGGCCATCACTGCGCAAGCAGGTGCGGTGAACGACGTGTCGGCCACTCTTGGTATCTCCCAGTCCGGCCTGAACAGCGCGCATGCGAAGTTCGGCGATGCCAGCCAGAACCTGGTTGCTCAAGTCATGCAGGGCACCACCTGGCACAAGCTGGTCGGTCAGGGCCTCGCTAACCCGAACAACCTGTTCCAGGCCGGCAACGTTCGCGTTGTCGACATCCTCGGCAAGACCTCGATCGTCACCGATGCGCCGGCGCTTGCTCAAGCCGGTACGCCGAACAAGGAGATCATCTTGGGTCTGGCCGCTGGCGCGGCGCTGGTGCACGACAACCGAGACATCATCTCGAACGTACAGACCAACAACGGTAACGAGCGCATCACCACGACCATCCAGGTGGACTACACCTTCGGCCTCGGCATCAAGGGTTACACCTGGGATGTCGCGAACGGCGGCAAGTCTCCATCGAGCGCCGCGCTCGCCACCGGCACCAACTGGGACAAAACCGCAGCCAGCATCAAGGACACCGCCGGTGTTGCTCTGATCGGCGATGCCTCCAAGTAACCATCTGATGACTGTGCCGGGGAATAATGCCCTGGCGCAGCGGAGTGACAGTGATGACTGATAACATCTGGTATCTGCCGGGCCCGTTTCACCGCTACGAAGATGATGTGAAGGCAATCGCCAAAAAGGAAGGCCTGATCATCATCGATGCCAATGTCACGGAAGACCGTGGCGGCGAAGTTGAGAAGCCGCCAAAGGCTACGCTGAAGGCAGAGTACCGCGCTGCACCTGCCAAAGCAGGCGCTGACCTGAACAAGCCCAAGGACTGACCCATGCTCATCATCGAGGACGGCACCGGCAAGCCAAACGCCGAAAGCTACGCGAGCGCCGCGGACCTGGTCATGTATGCCGGCAAGTTCGGCGTGACCATCCCTGCGGACGAGCCAGCGCAAGAAGCACTGCTTCGCCGGTCCGCCTTGGCGATGGATGGCATGACCTGGAAGGGTCGCAAGATGGATAGCGATCAGGCTCTGGCCTGGCCGCGCCGAGGGGTTGAGCTGGATTGTCAGATTAAGGCAGACAACTACCTGCCGGCGCGCATCCAGTACGGCCAGATGGCCTTGGCTGCCGAGATTCACACCGACGACATCGACCCGATCGACAAGCGAAAGGGTGCAATCACCCGTGAGCGCGTCGAGGGCGCAGTTGATCGCGAGTACGCGACGATTTCCAACACCAGTGGCCGACTGTTGCCCGCGGCGCCGGATCGGCCGAGCGCCACGCAGTTTGCCGACTACCTACAGAAGCGGGGCCTGTTCGCCGTCCGCGCATAGCTGAAATGGAGCCTCCATGGCCTTCTACGACGAAATGGCCGTGATGGCTCTGGAGATGATCACAGAGTTCGGCCAACCCGTGACCATTCGGGCAATCACCGTCGGCGAGTACGATCCGGACGCCGGTAGCGCGCCGCCTGACACCGTCATCGAGCAGACTGCCCAAGGCATCCTGCTCGACTTCACCGGCCAAGAATTCCAGAACAACAGCCTCATCAAGCAGGGCGACAAGAAGCTGAAGATCGCCGCGCAGGGGCTGGCATGGGCGCCTGATCTGCTGAACAAGGTGATCGTCCAAGGACGCACCTGGTCAATCGTCCCGCCGCTGAAAGAGATCAACCCGGCCGGCACGCCGATTCTGTACGAGCTGCAGGTGCGATCGTGAGCCGCGCAGGTTCCGGCCAGTCTGGAAGCTTCGCGCTGAGCCTCGCCGAGTTCGCGGCTCAAGCCACGGAGGCCATCGACGCCAGCCTGCGCGAGATCATCATCGAGGTTGGTAGCAGCGTTATCCGGATGTCACCGGTGGGAAACCCTGAGATCTGGGCGCAGAACACGGTGGCCAGTCAGTACAACAAGGCCGTGGACGATCACAACAGCGATTTGCGCAGCGATCCGGCCAACCTGACCAAGGGGGGTCGACTTAAGCCTGGGCGCAAGCTGAACGACGGCATGGATATCGTTGCCCCTGAAGGCTACGTCGGTGGGCGGTTCCGAGCCAACTGGCACCTCTCGATCGATGTAGTGGAGAGCGTGACCTTTGACGAGGTTGATCCAGGCGGGCAAGCAACAATCGCTGCATTGGTTTCGGCTGTCAGCGACTTCACCGCCGGACAGACTGCCTACCTCATCAACAACCTGCCTTATGCGATCCCACTCGAGTTCGGGCATTCGACCCAGGCACCCGGCGGCATGGTCCGCATCACCGCGGCCCGCTTCCAGCAGATCGTGCAGGAGGCCATCAGGAACAACCAGATATGAGCCACAACATCATTGCCTCAATCTACGAGGCCAAGCTGATCAACTGGGCGAAAGCATTGCCGGTGCCGCTGAAGGTCGTCGTCGAGAATGAAGCGTATACGCCTGCGAACGGCGTGACCTACCTGAAGGCGTTCACGCTGCCGGCCGATACCGCGAGCAACACGCTCGGCGGCGACCACAAGCTGTACACGGGCGTGTTCCAGGTCAGCATCGTGACGCCGTCGGGCAAGTACCGCGGTGCAGCCGGCGCACTGGCTGATCAGATCGCCGTGTTGTTCCCGCTGTACGAGCAGGATACGAAGGGCGCGCTGACCGTCGTGACGATGACGCCGGTCGATCCCGGCCCCGGCATTCCAGACGACACCACCTATACGGTGCCGGTTTCGTTCTTGTACCGAGCCGACACCAATTGAATTAGCCCGTTGGGCAAACCCAGAACCCGCCATTGAGCGGGTTTTGTCATTTCTGCAAAGAGGAAAAAACAATGGGCTACAAACTCCCGAATGGCGCGACGTTCGAGCATGCCGCTACCTACGCCGCTCCGCTCTCGTTCTCCGCCATTTCCAACGCCTCCGAAGCCATTTGCACCACCGTAGGCGCCACCTTGGTTTCCGGTGACATCGTGCAAATCGCTTCTGGTTGGACGCCCCTCAACGGCAAAGTGGTCCGCGTCAAGACCGCGACCGCGACCGCGATCACCCTGGAAGCGATCGACACCACCAGCACCCAGATCTTCCCTGCCGGCTCCGGCGCAGGCACGCTGACGAAGGTACTGACCTGGGCTCAAATCCCTCAGATCACCGATGTGGCCTTCTCCGGTGGCGAGCAGAACTACGCCGACATCGTCTTCCTTGAAGACCAGCAAGGCCGCCAACTGCCGACTGATAAGTCCGCCGCCAGCATGGTGCTGACTGTTGCCGATGACCCGTCTCTGCCATATGTAGCCGTCGTTACGGCCGCCGATTCCGCGAAGTCGATGCAAGCCGCTCGCCTGAATCTGCCAGGTACCGACAAGTTGTATTACGGCGCCTACACCTCGTTCTCTCTGCAGCCGGCGGTCTCCCGCAACAACCTGCTGACTCGCACCGTCTCCCTGGCGCTGCAAGCAGCACCTACCCGCTACCTGTCGTAAGGAATCCTCATGGCAAAGTTTTCCATCGCGCCGAAACCGACGTTCACCGTCGATGTTTCAATTCCGCAGGTTGGCGGTAAGCCGGCAATGGTGCCGTTCACGTTCAAATACCGCGACCGTACGGCGCTGGCTGAGCTGTTCGACTCATGGAAGGAAAAGGCGGAGGCCATCGGCGAGCGCTTCAAGGGTGCACAGCCCTCTCTTTCCGAAGTAACCGCGGCCGAAGTCGAGCAGGGAGCTGATCAAATCAAGGACTTGGTTGTGTCGTGGGGCTTCGACGATGAACTCAACGACGAGTCGATCACTGCTCTGGTGAAGAGCTGCATCGGCGTATCGGATGAAGTGGTTAAGGCCTACAGCGAAGCCTTTGGGAAGGCCCGCCTGGGAAACTAACCGCCGCCGCCCGCGCGCTATACGAGCCCACCGGTTCAGCCGAACAGTTGGCGTTGTTCGGACTTTTCCCGGAGGACTACGACGAGACTTTCGAGGTCTGGCCAGACAACTGGAAGGCATTCCTTGTCATGGATTCGATGGGGACTCAGTGGCGCACAGGCGCATGCGGCGCGACAGGTCTGGATTACGGCGTTCTGCCGAACGTGATGAAGCTCGTCGGTATCCCTACAAAGGATCGCCCTGGCGTGTTTCAGGACATCCGCATCATGGAATCGGAAGCCATCGCGGTTATGGCCGAAGCCCGCGACAACAGCCCGTGAAGACGGGCACTTATTCAAGGTGAGTCGATGAACATTGCAGAACTCGGCATTAAGGTCGACTCGGCTGATGCTGCCCAGGCTGCGACCGATCTCGACAAGCTGACAAAGTCCGGCGAGCGGGCAGAGCAATCCGCTGTTGGCCTGATGAAAGAGATGGAGGCGTTGGAGAAGTCGCTGTCGAAAGGCGCGACCACCACGCAGGAACTGGCTAAGCAGCGTGAGAGTCTGGCGAAACTCACCAAGACCGGCGCTTATGGCGAGGCAGAATTTACCAAGATCACCGCGCAGCTCGATAAGCAGCAGGCGGCCCTGGCCAAGTCGACACTGGATGAGCAGAAGGCCCTGAACAGCCTGCTCGGCGCGATCGATCCGGCCAAGGCGGCTATGTCCAAGCTGGACACTCAGGTTGAGCAACTGGGTAAGCACCTCGATGCCGGTCGCATCAGTCAAGACCAGTACAACTCGTCACTGAGCAAGATCGACAAGGATTACGCCAAGCTCGAAAAAACCGCCACCGGGTTCGACAAGCTTCGTCTCGGCACTCGCCAGGCGCAGGAAAACGTCGTACAGCTCGGCAACGCTTTGTCGTCCGGTGATTGGGGCAGCGGCGTGCGCGCCGTGGCTCAACTGGGCGCAGGTGCAGGAGCATCAGCCGCTGGTTTGCTTGCCATCCTTGCTCCGATCGCCCTGGCCACTGCCGCAGTTGCATCATTAGGGGTCGCTTACTACAAGGGCAGCGAAGAGCAGGACGCATACAACAAATCACTGGTTCTGACCGGGAATTTCGCCGGCGTCAGTGCTGGGCAAATGGGCGAACTGGCACGACAAGTCAGTGCGACTGTTGGCACAACCGGTCAAGCGGCAGAAGTCCTCGCATTACTGGCTGGTAATGGCAAGATCGCCGGCGAAAGCTTTGGCGACATCACCAGGGCCGCAGTCTCCATGCAGGAGGCTACCGGCAAAGCCGTCAGCGAAACTGTTGCCGAGTTTTCCAAGCTAGCAGACGAGCCAGTGAAGGCGTCTGCCGCGCTGAATGAGCAATATCACTACCTAACTGCTTCGGTTTATTCGCAGATAGCCGCCTTGGAAGAGCAGGGCGACCACGCAGGTGCTGTGAAGCTGGCGACCGAGCAATACGCGGACGCCATCAACGAGCGCACACCGAGAATCCTCGAAAACCTGAGCTTCTGGGAGAAGGGTTACAACGCTGTCGCACGCGCGGCCGACAACCTGAAAAATATTGGTCGCAGCAACATTGGCTCCGATATCGAACAGGCTCAGCGTGACCTTGCCCGGGCTCAGTCTGGTGATGTGGGGGTGTTCCAAAACAAGCAGGAGATGATCGATTTCTACGGCAATCGTCTCAACATGCTGGAGGACCAGAAGGCCGCTGAAGCTGATATTGCAAAGTATGAGGGTGAGCAGGCAAAGGTCCAGAAAGACGCCGTTGTCGCGATGGCAAAGGTCGACGCACTTACCAAGTCGTCTTGGACAAATGAGCAAAAACGCGCAGATGCGCTGAAGGAATATCGCCGGCAACTCGACGATATCCGTAAGGCGGACCCCAAAGACAAGCGTCTTGATCAGTCAGTCGTCGACAAGAACCTGGCAAACATCAACGATAAATTCAAGGATCCGAAGGGTGCTGCGGGCAGCGTTGACCTGACCAGCTTCAACAACGCGAAGAACGTACTGGCCGAAACGTTGGCCTACTACAAAAACGCGGAAAAAGAGCTTGAGGCATCACAGCGTGCCGGCGTTATCTCCCAGGCCAGTTATACCGAGCAGCGCATCAGCCTGCTGCAGCAGGAAGCTAGCGAAGTCGCTCAGAGCTATCAGTCAGAAATCGACGCGCTCGAAGCGGCCAAGACCAAGAAAGGGGCAACTGCGGCGCAGGTCATCCAGATCGATCAGAAGATTGCCGATGCCCGTAGCGCCATGGTCAAGGCGCAACAGGACAGTGACAGTGAGCTGTCGATCATTGCCACCAACGAAGAAGGCCGACTGCGCAAGCAGACACTGGCTGTCAGCACGTACACCAGCGCTCTCCAACAACAGGTCGAGACACTTCGACAGCAGGGATTGCGTGCAGCCTCCGGTCTTGGGCAGGGTGATCGTCAGCGAGCGCTGTCGGAGCAGCAGAACGGCATCGACGACAAGGCGAACGCCCAGCGCATAGACCTGGCCAACCAGTATGGCGATGGATCGCGCGGCATGAGCCTCGACGAGTACAACGCCAAGCTGAAAGCCGTCGCACAGAGCCAGCAGGATCTGCGCAACACGGTGGTCGCCAACTATGACGACATGACCGACGCGCAAGGTAGCTGGAGCGCCGGCGCATCGTCGGCCTGGGAAAACTACCTGGAGTCGACGCGTGACGTGGCCGGGCAGACGAAAAGCCTGTTCACCAGCGCGTTCAGCTCTATGGAAGACGCCATCACGCAGTTTTCCTTGACCGGGAAGCTGTCGTTTGGCGACTTCGCCAAGTCGATTCTCGCCGACATGGCAAAGATTGCAATGCGCCAAGCCAGTTCGTCGGCGCTGAGTGGTCTGTTCGGCCTGGCTGCCAATGTGGCTGGCGCCTATTTCGGTGGTAGCGGCAATGGTCTTGCCTCCGGCTCTGCCGGTGCGACGTCGTCGAACCTTGGAGCATCGCAGGCCGGTTACTCATCGACCTACTTCCAAGCCAATGGTGGCGCATGGGCGAACGGCGTGCAGATGTTCGCCAATGGCGGCGCATTCTCCGACAGCGTCGTCAGTTCTCCGACGGCCTTCGGCATGGCCAACGGTAAAACCGGCGTGATGGGCGAGGCTGGCCCGGAGGCGATCGTGCCTCTTGCTCGCGACTCACAAGGTCGCCTCGGCGTCCGTGGCGGGGCCAACTCGAGCACGGTCAACGTCAGCGTGACGGTGGACGCTTCCGAAGGTGGCGGCGCTTCTCCTGATCCAGCGCGCCTGGCCGAAGCCATCAAGGTCGTCTGCCGTCAGGAAATCGCAACCGCGCGCCGTAACGGCGGGCAACTCGCCTAAGGAGGAATCATGCTGGCATTCACATGGGTTCCGACCTACGACGCCACCAAGACGGTCACTCCGACCGTCAAGCCCATCAAGTTCGGCGACGGGTACGAACAGCGGCAAGGGACCGGCATCAACCGGCAGCCGCGCAAGTATTCGCTGACGTTCAAGCGGCCCAAGGCGGAGATTGATCTGATCGACGACTTCCTCAAAGCCCGAGGATCAATCGAAGCCTTCAACTACACGCATTCCGGTCAATCGATCGGGGTTTTTGTTTGCCGAGAATGGACTCGCACCAACATCGCCAAGGGTGTTGACGGCCTGTCCGTGACCTTTGAGGAGGTCTACGAATGAGTGCTCTTCAGGGTCAACTTTCGCTGGCGACTGGACTCGCCATCTGGGAAGGCTTCGAGCTGGTGCTTCCCGACCAGACGCTGCGCTTCCACGCCGGCGTGAACGAAACGCTCGGCTCAGTCATCTGGCAAGCCAACGCCTACACACCCTGGCCGCTCAATGGCTCCGAGTTCGCTACGCCCAGCCAGGGCTCGCCGGCCCGGCCAAAGCTCCAGGTCGGCAACTTCGGCGGGATTATTTCTGCATTGTGTCGGCAGTACGAAGACCTGCTCGCGGTCAAGCTCAAGCGGCGTCGCACGCTGGTCAAGTACCTGGATGCGGTGAACTTCTCCGCTGGCAACCCTACGGCCAACCCGGCAGAAGAGTATCCGGTCGAAACCTGGATCATCACGCGCAAGGTCAACGAGACGCCTGCCGCGATTGAGTTCGAACTTGGCTCGCCGCTCGACTTGCAGGGCGTCAAGCTGCCACGGCGCCAGGTGGTGGCCGGTACTTGCCTGTGGGCTTATCGCTCGGGCGAGTGCGGATATGGCGGCGGCCCGGTGGCGGACTACGCCAACCGGCCGACCAGCAATCCCGCGTTAGACCAGTGCAGCCGCACCATGACCGGCTGCAAGATGCGCTTCGGCGCAAACGGCGAGCTTCCATTTGGCGGCTTCCCGGGTATCGCCCGCGTACCGAGACTCTGACCATGAGCGAACTATTCAACAAGTGTAGGGCTGACGCCGAAGCGCATGCGCTCGCCGACTACCCACGCGAGGCGGTCGGTCTGATCGTCAGCGTGCGTGGAAAGCCGTCCTACGTGCCATGCCGCAACCAGTCGGAAGAGCCTGATCACTTCATCCTACATCCAGAGGACTACGCCGTAGCCGAGGACATGGGCGACATCGTCGCGGTGGTGCATTCGCACCCGGACGCCGGTCCAGAACCAAGCCTGCACGATATCGCCAGCCACGCCGCCAGTCGGATGGCGTGGTGGATTGTCGGGCTGAAGGATGGCGCTGCAACCTGGCACGAGATGCCTGCCGCCGGTGAACTACCGCTGGAAGGCCGGGTCTTCGTTCATGGCGTCATCGACTGCTACACGCTGGTCCGCGACTACTACCGGCAAGTGCTCGGCATCACCTTGTTGGATTTCCACCGCAAGGATGACTGGTGGCATAACGGCGAGAACCTGTACGTCGATAACTTCGCCAGGACCGGCTTCGTCCCCGTCGATACGCCAGAGCAAGGCGACTTGATCGTCATGGCGATCGGCAGTCCGACGCCGTGTCATGGTGCGATCTGGCTGGATGGCGACGTCTTGCTGCATCACCTGTATGGCCGCTTGAGTTGCAAAGAGGTTTACGGGCGCGCCTACCGTGAATGCACGACGCATATCATGCGCTACCCGCGATAGGCCCTGTATTTGTGCGCATCCGCCCTGTTAGAGTCGCCAAAACATTGGAGGCTCAACATGCGGAATACTCTCATCGCCATGGCATTGCTTGCTCTGGTCGGGTGCGCCACCTCGCCAGTTCCGAATGCTCGAGCTGTAAGCGCTCCTGCTGATCGATTGCTGGCACACCAGGCTGATCTGCCGGGTGCCGGAAAGATCACTGTTATCAGGGATAGCGGCTTTCTTGGTAGCGGTTGCTACGCCACCATTTTTCTAAATGGTGATCGTGCTGCCAAGCTCGACCCAAAGGAAAAGGCGACTTTCATACTCCCTCCTGGCGAGTGGGTAGTGGGCGCAGCTCTTGAGGGGGGCGGCCTTTGTGGTACGAACGAGAAGCGCACAGAGACGGAAACGATATTGAAGCAAGGCCAGGAGAAGTACTTCAGGGTTTTCTCATCCCCAGATTCAGGATTAGATGTTCGGCCAACCAGCCTCTAACTAGCACAGACCAGCAAAGCCGCCCACAGGGCGGTTTTTTATTGCCCGGAGAAAAGTATGACAGCCGCCCAAAGCAAGGCCATGACCAGAATTTTGCTCTCCGGCAGCTTAGCTCAAGCCTTTGGCCGCGAGCATTTCCGCCAGCTTGAGGCTGGGACAACCGTTGAGGCTTTCAGCGCGCTAAAACACACCATTCCGGGCTTCGAGGATTTCATCCGCGGCTCGGCGCGCAAAGGCCTTCGTTACGCCATATTTCGCAACCGCGAGAACGTCAGCGAGGGTGAATTTACCCTCAGCGGAACCACAGAAATTCGCATCGTGCCGGTCATTGCTGGTAGCAAGAACGGCGGAGTGTTTCAAACCATCGTCGGTGTCGTATTGATCGTCGCTGGCGCGGTGCTCTCCGGCTTCGGCCAGGGCTGGATAGGCGTACCAATGATGCAGGTGGGGGCCGCCATGACACTTGGCGGCGTCGTGCAAATGCTCTCGCCGGTCCCAAGCTCGAAGTCAGGCAGCCAGCAAGAGCAGGCCAGCACCGAAAACAAACCCAGCTACCTATTCAACGGCGCGTTCAACTCGACGCAGCAAGGTCTCCCTGTGCCCGCGGTCTACGGTCAGATGCTGGTCGGCTCAAGCGTTGTCGCGGTAGGCACCTGGACGGAGGCTCTACCGGTATGAGCGAAGTAATTGTCGGTAGAAAGGGTGGCGGGAAGAGTGGCGGAAGCAGCACTAGCGGTTCCGTGCGCGCCGCCGTAGAGGCCCCGGATAGCCTGCGTTCGCGTCAGCATGTGCGGGTACTGCATGCAATCTGCGAGGGTGAGATAGAAGGCTTCGTCGGTGGGGATCAGGGGATCTTCTTCGACGATGTGCCGCTGCAGAACGCCGACGGCAGCTACAACTTTTCCAGCGTCAGCATCGATAAACGCACCGGCACCCAGTGGCAGGGCTATATGCCGATCACCGGACTCGAGGCCGAGCAGTCAGTCGGCGTCGAGCTGAAAGGATGGATTCCCATCGAGCGCGCCATCACCGACAACGATGCAGATGCGGTGCGCATTACTTTAAGCGTTCCGCAGCTGTTCTCACAGAACACGCAGAACGGCGACACGGGTGGCTCTTCTGCGCTTGTCCGCCTGGAGGTCAAGCACGGCAGCGCCGGCGTCTGGTATCTGCTGTGCGGTGATATTCTGATCAACGGCAAAACCATGAGCCGAACCCAGTTTTCGTACTATCTGCGCTTGCCGGTATCTGGAGGCGTGCCGCGCTATATCCGGGCGACCCGATGGGGTGGCGACTCGACAAGTTCCACGGTCCAGAACCGTACCTTCTTCGACAGCATGACGCTGTTGTGGGACGAGAAGCTGCGCTATCCGAACACCGCGCTGTGTGGCGTCAGCATTGATGCTCAGCAGTTCGCCAGCATTCCGCGCATGGCCTTCATGGTGCGCGGCCTCAAGGTTCTGATCCCAAGCAACTACAACCCAGCAACGCGCACGTACAGCGGCTCCTGGAGCGGTTCATTCATTCGCGCATGGACCGATAATCCGGCCTGGGTCTGGTACGACATGCTGACCAATACCCGCTATGGGCTGGGTGGCTTGCTCGACACGGCGCTGGTCGATAAGTGGTCGCTGTACAACATCGCCCAGTATTGCGATGCGATGGTCCCAAACGGTTACGGCGGCTGGGAGCCGCGCTTTGCTTGCAACCTGGCACTGACCACCCAGCAGGATGCATGGAAGCTCGTTAACGATATGGTCTCGGTGTTTCGCGCTATTTGCTTTTGGGCGGGTGGCGCGTTGACCGCCGTGCAGGACGCGCCGCGCTCCAGTCGATACCTGTTCAACAACTCAAACGTGGTCGGTGGCGACTTTAGCTATCAATCGGTCGCATCGGATCAGCGCTATAACGTCGCCGCTGTCACCTGGAACGACCCGCTGCAGCAATACAAGCAGTCGGTCGAAGTGGTTGAGCGTCCCGAACTGATCGGGAAGTGGGGGCGTATCCAGCAGAGCGACGTTGTGGCTGTTGGCTGCACCTCTCGCGGACAGGCGCGCCGTCTGGGTCGCTGGTTGCTGTACGCCGAAAGCGAGGCGGTCACCTTTGCCGTCGGTGCGGACGGCGCGCTACCTCTGCCGGGCGATATCATCGACGTCGCTGATGCCAATCGGGCCGGGGCTCGTAATGGCGGCCGACTTCTGGCTGGTAGCACCGCATCTACCTTGCTGCTGGATGCCCCAATCGGCCTTGCTGGTACGGGCGTTGTTGGCGTAGTCATGCCTGATGGCAGCTATGCGAGTGCCGCCGTTACTGTCGGAGCCGGCGCGACATCGATCACGGTATCCCCGCCGCTCGCGACAGCTCCGCTGGCTACGGCGCCGTGGGTGTTCTCAACAGCTGCACTGGAGACGCAGAAGTTCCGCGTCATCGGTATCAGCGAAGGCGACGATGGCACGTACGCGATCAGCGCCGTGGCGTTTGACCCCGATAAATTCAACCAGGTCGAGTACGGCACGCCGGATGTCGACAACCCGACCAGCATCGTCAATCTGGGCAGGCCAGATGCAGTCGGGCAGCTGACGTTCCTTGAGTCGCTGTACGACACCGGTACCGGCCTGGCTGCCGCGCGACTGTCAGTCAGCTGGACCCAGCCGGCGCGGGCCATGCGCTATCAGGTCGAGGTAATGAAGCCGGGAGGGAACTGGGAGTATGTCGGCGAAGTGTCGACGCCCAGCATCGACTTCGATTCTGCGTCCTCTGGGCTGTGGTCGGTTCGCGTGACGCCAAAGTCCGTGCTCGGTTTCGCCGGACCGGCGCCGATCCAGACCTACACCGCTCAGGCGTTGCTTGCGCCGCCGGGGGCGTTATCCGGCCTCCGTCTGGATGTCATCAACAGCGTGGCCACTCTGGCCTGGGACCCTGCGCCGGAACTTGACGTGAAACTCGGCGGCAGCATCAACATCCGCCATTCGCGCAGCACGTCGGCCAACTGGGACACAGCACTGCCGCTCACCGAGGTGGCTGGCCGGTCTACATCGGCGGTCGTGTCGTTGCTGCCTGGCAAGTACCTGGTGCGCGCGGTCGACTCCTCGGGCGTCGGCGGGCCGATCACGGAAGTCTGGTCAGATGCACAGGTGCCTCTGCCTGAGAACGTCGTGCTTACCGTCACCGAATCCCCGGGCTTCTCCGGGGTGGGAGTGAACGCGGCGGTTTCGGATGGCGTGTTGAAAATGGCCGCCATCGGGCAGTTCGACGACATTCCCGATCTGGATGCATGGCTCGGCGAAATCGATAAGTACGGCGGTTCGCACTTGACGATGACCTACAGCTTCGCGGCGCCTTCCGACCTTGGTTATGTCTACGACTGCCGCCTGACGGCGAACGTCGAAGCCGTGTTGTACGACGATGGCAGCTACATCGACACCATTGCGGACTTTGATTCGATGATCAGCATCGACGGCGACCCACCGGTTGGTGCGTCGTTATCGCTATGGGTGCGCACGTCCGATGTGTTCCCGGTTGCCTGGTCGGCCTGGAAGCCGTTTGTTGTCGGCGACTACCGCGCTCGCCTGTTCGACTTCCAGCTTCGCGGGGAGGTCCTGCTGGCGACTAACTGGATCGACGTCTCGACACTGGAAGTCACGATCGACATGCCTGACCGAGTCGAAAGCGGTAATGACCTTGTCGTCCCTGCTGGCGGCCTGGCCATCACCTACGCCCCACCATTCATTGCTAACCCAGCTGTGAGCTTGACCGCTCAAGGTCTCTCGCCCGGCGACTACCTCGATGTCTCCGCCAAGACCGCCACAGGTTTCACGGTCTTCATCCGCAACTCCAGTGGCGTCGCCCAGTCGGGCCGCTCGATTGACTACATCTCAAAGGGATACTGACCTATGTCGCAGCACGATATGACCGTGGATAACGGGGCGGGCTTGGCTGTCCGTGCCGATATCAACCTCGCTCTTAAGGCGCTCGCATCGCAAAGTAGCGGCGCGGCCGCCCCAAACCCCACATTCCCCTGCCAGTTATGGGGTGACACTGGGACTGGCAGGCTGAGGCAGCGCGACAGCGCGAATACGCTTTGGATTGACTTGGGCCCGCTAGATTCCGCCCGCCCAGCACCAGGCAGCCTGCTCAATGTTCGAGTGTTCAGCACGCCCGGCACCTTTACCTATACCGAGACTCCGGGTACAAAAAAGGTAATTCCTTGGGTTCAGGCCGCAGGCGGTGCGGGCGGCGGAGCGCCAGCCACGGGTGCGGGTGTTTCATCGATGGGCGCCCCCGGTGGCGCAGGGGCTTACGCAGAAAGCCTGATCACCTCGGCATTTTCCGGTGTGACCATTACAGTCGGCGCGGGCGGGACGGGCGTATCTGGGTCAACCGGTAACAACGGCGGCCCTTCGTCCTTTGGCGCACTGGTCAGTTGCCCCGGGGGGCGTGGCGGCCCCCCTGCCGGGCCATCAGGTGGGACGTTTTATCAATCTTCCCCTAATAGCACTGCTCCTAGCGGCGGCAACATTCGGTCGAACATTGGGGCGGGAGGGGATACCTCGATTTCACCAGGCATAGTGGGGCGCCCGGGCGCATCCTTGTTCGGAGCCGGGTCACTTCCTACCGGCGCTGGGGTTGCGGGTGTTGCTTCTACCTCGCCCGGCGCGGGTGGCGGCGGCACTGGTAACGGTGCAAGTACAGCAGCATTAACAGGCGGCGCCGGTGCTCCTGGGATCGTAATTGTGTGGGAGTACGCATGATGAAAACCTACGCAAATATCGCAGATGGCGTCGTGCAATACCTGCTTCCTACGGATGGCGATATTGCCGAGATGTTCCATCCAGACATGATCTGGATTGACGTGACGGATATCGTCCAAGGTCCGGTAGTCGGATGGACTGCCGTCGAAGCAAATGGCGCTTGGAGCTTCGCGGCTCCACTTCCGCCCGTGCCGACGGATGCTGAACTGAAAGCCGCAGCATTATCGCAGCGTGATTCCCTGCTAAGTCAGGCAAATGAGGCCACCGCGGGCATGGCTGACGCTTTTCTGGCTGACCTTCTGAGCGATGCCGATAAAGCCATGTTCAAGGCCTATGCCGTCTACAAACTGGCTCTGAACAAGATCGACCAGCAGCCAGGTTACCCGACTGCCATCGACTGGCCGATAGCCCCAGCAGGTTGAACCGCCCCGGTCATTCTTGAATAAGTTGCGCCACAGCTCACTAGACATCAATGGCGTGCTGCACTCGTTCAGTGAAAGCAATTTTTCGAATTTCGCGGCGGCAGTGCGGGACTACGTTTACGCATTGAACTCCGTGGTTGCCGGAGCAGCTACCGATCTTCCAAGCACGCCAGTCACCATCGTATAAAGATCCGCGCGCGCCTAAAAATTATGCAAAAATGCGAATTTTGGGCGCGAGCAAAAGAAATGGATAATCAAGATTCCCTGCTTTCATTCTACGTCTGCCCTTCAGAGGGCTCATCGTTTGAGATCTCTGAAACTGGGCTAAAAGGGCAGCGCCAAAGCTATCAATTTTTGCGCGCAGTTGATGGGGATATTCCTGATTTCCGGGCTGCCGATAACTTTTCCGATGGCGGACTAGCGTCTCTCGAAATGTACGACTTCGATGGTGCCAGGGCCGTGTACAGGAACTTTCTCTCTTGGATGTTCCGAACATTTTCTGTTGACGAGGACGCGTTTCGACTCGACTTGGTGAGCCGACTAAATCTGAAGCCGAATTCACGCGTTCTTATTACAGGATGCGGGATAGGTGATGATGTATTTGCCGTGCAAAAATGTCTCGGGCCGGAAGGGACGATCTTCGCATCAGACCTGGCGCCAGAGATGGTTATGTCGACGCATGACTCTATGGCTAATCAACCCGGCGAAGGGCTCTGCCAAATAAGTTTGAGCGTTGCTAACGCGTGCAACTTACCTTTCAACGATGAATTCTTTGATGCCGCTTTTCATTTCGGTGGTATCAATCTATTTGATGATGTGAAAGGAGCGATAGCGGAGATGGCTCGCGTTACCAAAAATGGCGGCCGTATCGTATTTGGAGACGAGGGTGTAGCGCCGTGGTTGCGTGACACCGATTACGGTCGCATGGTGATCGCCAATAATTACCTATGGGCACATGAGGCGCCACTTGGATTACTACCGTTCTCGGCCATTAACCCGTCCGTAAGTTGGGTACTTGGAAACTGCTTCTATGTAGTCCAGTTCGACAAGAGTGCGGAAGGCCCCCATATTAATCCAGATATCCCACATGTTGGTCGTCGCGGCGGTACTATGCGGACTCGGCATCTTGGACAACTTGAAGGTGTGGATCTCAAGCTTAAAGATGAGGTTGTTAAGTCTGCGGCAGAGCAGGGTATAAGCGTCACGGAGTGGCTTGAGAAAGCAATTGGAAACACGCTAAATTCCAAGCTGTGATCTAAGTTGAACTTGGCCGCGCATTACGCAGTAACACCTGTGAATGTGCGGCCGATTGTTAGCGATCAATAGGGTTTGGTGCGGCAGCCACTACGAGCTGACCAGCTCAGCTACGGCAAATCCTTCTTTGCCGAAACCATTGCCGTTGTAGAAACACCATGTCTTACCGTGAGCAGAAATTGCGGCGGCATACATGATGCCTTCTGAGTCAAAAGACCCAGGAGTTACATCAAGTCCAAGCTCCCCATCTTTTCGATCCCATTGCCTACCGTCGGCAGACGTGGCGTACCCCATTCTGTACGCACGCAACGAACGACGTCTCACCGAATAGAAAAGCGAATAGCTGCCATCTCCCTGTCTGGTGACCCATGGGCGTCCAAACCCGTGCTCATCTGGTTCAGTGATTGGCAAGACAGTTTCGCCCCTCGGTCCCCAGTCAACGCCATTGGATGATTCTAGGTATCGAAGCTCATAAACTGGCATCTGCTTTCCATCGATTTCTTCCCACTCCGATCCGGCGACGTACCACATCTTGAAGACGCCACTCTCAAAGATGACGAATGGACCGCCACGGAAATAACGCTCATCTTCGCTACGCTCGAGCGCAGCTGTTTCGCGCACGCGGCGAAAAGTTTCTCCGTTGTCGTCGCTGACAGCCACTCCGGTCAACAATCGATAGCGGATAGTTTGACAAAGCTCAAACCCTGCGTAGTAAAGGAACAGCCGGCCATTTGGGCCGCGCGTGACGCTGCAAGTTATCAGCCCGTGGTCGTCGAAGTTGCCAGGGGCACCGACGTCTAGAAGAGGCGATTCCTCAATGCGAAGGATGCGCAACGGGTTTCTTGCGTCGACATCAACGAATCCTGGGCGACCGATCATGTTTGCGTCGCAGAGCGTCACAAAAACTCGAATCGTATCCTCATCCAGCAGGAACGGCGTTGGGACCATTGCATGCGTCTTTGCCGATTTCAACTCGCCTGATGGCGCATAAACGATTCCGAGTTTGTTCCAGCGCATTGTTTTTCCCCCATATCTAGCGGCGTAGGGTACATCAAAACTGAAGTTGCACAACCCGATGTCCGGCGGCTAAGAAGTTAGTTTGTGGCACTTAGCGCAAGCCTGCGCAGAATCTGATTGATCAAACATTTATATCCAATATGCCCGCCTAGAGCGGGCTTTTTGCGTCCGGAGAAAAGTATGCCCATCACCGCGCAGCTGCTGCTGCAGATCCTCCCGAACGCCGGCAAGCAAGCCGGCGTTTTTGTGCCCGGAGAAAAGTAATGACTGAAACCGATAAAGACCGCGACATACTCGCTCGCACGCTATGGGGTGAGGCCCGCGGTGAAAGTCTCGCCGGCCAGATCGCCGTGGCCTGGACCATTCGCAATCGCGTGGATGATGGAAAAACCAAATCGTGGTGGGGCGAGGACTATGCCGGTGTGTGCCAGAAGCCGTATCAGTTCAGCTGCTGGAACAAGAGCGATCCGAACTTCGCCTACCTGAGTGGCACGAAGTCGATCCCGTTCCGCGAGTTGGCCCAAGCGCAGATCGCTGCTGACCAGGTGATGGCCGGCAAGGTGGCAGATCCCACCGGCGGCGCAACGCACTACTACGCGATCGCCATGAAGACACCTCCAGCATGGTCGGCCAAGGCGAAGCAGACCCTAAAACTCGGCGGGCACGTCTTCTTCAAGGATGTGCCCTGAAGGCCTGTCGCCCGTCAGCGAACCGTTGAATCTGAAATACGCCATGGCGATACTGTTTATTTATCCAGTATCGAGCGGGCCATGTACTTCCTTATTACGCGCATGAGAGAGAAGGGTGTTGCCCGAGAGTGGAAGGCGATCCGGCAGACGGTCGGCATCCGTGGCGATATCAACATCAGAAACCAGATGTGCGAGCAGCTCAACCGAACAAGCGACATCGCCGAGATCCGGCCGGCAAGCATGCCGCTCGATCCGGTGCCGCTTCCGCCTCTGCTAGATGCTCGGCTGTCAGGGATGGCGACCAACGCTTTCACGCTGAGTGGCCTGGAAGAAATCGACGGCTGCCTTTATGCGCAGTCGTGGTGGTGCAGGGAGGTTTGATTGTGTGCGGTCGGCAGGACGCCGGAGGCGGGTGCGTGACTTTTGCGTGACTCTCTCACGCACGTGTAAGCACTTGTGGGCATTCGATTGCAGCGAGCGCCAGTAAAAACGGCCATTTCACAAGGTCTTACAGGGGTACTGCGTGCATGGGGTGCTAGGGGTCGAGTGTTCGAATCACTCCGTCCCGACCATATAATTCAAGGGGTTGCGAGATTTTATCTCGCGACCCTTTTTTATTTTTGGACGTTTTTACCCCCACAAAACGACTGGATCTAGGTAGAAACTTCACGATATCCATACAGCTTTACACCCCCGCATCTGATGGCTTTCTCGGCCCCAGTGCGCTGGCCGAGGCGATGGCGGCGGCAGAGCAATGGATCGACAGTCAGCTCCATTAGAGCGAAACCGATCGTCATTCCCAAACCACATGATGATGCTCGTATCAGCCCTGCAGGTTTCCGGTTATCCATGGGGGAAGCTGCCAGGCGCCAAAGCTGGCGTGTGAGATATGGGCAGCTTTTCTTTATGCACAGAAACTGACCCGATGCCGCTCCTCGACGGCCGGCCGGAGGGCAGCTTCTTCCCGCTTCGCGCAGATTATGAGCGCTCCATGGGAGTTCCATTGTTGGTGATCAATGGCCGTGGGCTTGATTGGAGAGAATATTTAAAGTACTCCCCTGCAAGTAATCGGCGTTAAGCGTCTTGAAGCAGTTAATACCCTACGCTAATAGTTATTTTTAGCATTATGTAGGAAACCCTCTATTCAGTTTTTAGTGTTGATACAAATGTAGCCAGCAAAGGATCTTTTTCAGCATTTTGCTTGTGCCTGCCGATGAAAATCCACTCGTCCTCTGTCCAAAGAATTCGTGTTGTTTTAGGTGCTTTGCAGTCAAAAACAACCTGATAGATTTTTGTTTCTCGCTGCTGGACGACGACGCATTGCTCAAGGCAAACCAACAATCGCTGCCCGGGCTCTAGTGTCGGCACATTGAGCGGGACACACATATTAATTTCTGTTTTTCGCAT